CATTATCCCATGATTCCACAGTTACCTGGTGTCCGCAATACTGCGCACCAAGTATGATGCACGTCTCAATTGGATGTGTGCCGTCGCACAACAAGGCGTGTGTCGCTAATACGTTTAAAAACGTACCTGTATGGTTTAAAATTGTTGTGCAACAATGTCCAGAGCCCTCAAAAGGTCCATCAAACTTAATTGAAACCTTATGATCAGGGTTTTCTGGGCTAACAACCATAAATGGCAACATGGACTGTTTCATCAGCCCGGACGCCCTTTCCTCACTGAAATGTCGCATCATTCCGTAAACGGCAAGGAATGCAGGAACATCCTGTGCAGAGTCGTTAGACGAAATATCAACATTGTAGCCAAAACTCACACCTTTATAACATCCCGCATAGCACGAATCGTCACTATAAATGACCACGACCATATAATTGGGTATGGTTAGTGACTGGTGCAAAAGGGTAAATGCTTTTTCAAGTGAATCAGATTTGGGTTTGGCCATAATGTATATGTATAAATCAACGACACCTGGGATGTAGTGGTAACCATCAATGCATACCTTTACAAACTCTGGAAGCTCACTGGCATACATGCAACCTGCGCCATAATCGGCTATTAACCGAGGTGCTTTGCCATATTTTGCCAGCTCGCGTTTAAGTTTGAAGCACGCACTCTTAACAAAGACATCATCATCATCAGCGAGGGCTTTGTTGTGGACATATCTCTTGCGAAGTTTTTGTTTCACATGATGTATATCAGCAACTGCATCGCGTGATAAAAAAGGTTGCATAATGGTCAGATACTCACTATAAACTGAGTAATATGCCCAATGCAAACCTGTCTTTGTTCCGTCCATCAGCTTACGCAATGTGGATCGGTTACAACAACTTTCTAATTGAGACAGGCCTTTCACTACATGACGGTGCACGATTTCCATTTCACTGGATCCGTTCTGTAGACGAAAATAAGGCCTGTGTCTGCGACCGCCCCTAAGCATAGTGTGTAACGAAAGTAAAGTCAAATCGTTGTCACATATGGCTTTGCCCAACAAAAGAGAGTTGTTTCTAAAAACCTCCTCATTGGGGCGTGCGCCAATTACTCGTTTTAGGGCGTGCATCATGTTGTTGTCCGATTCAGCATATTCAATGAACGGTTTCTGGTCCCTACCCCAAAACCCCCAATACCGCGTGCGGTGCCTAGGTTTAGGAACAACACCTGGGAATGTAACTCGGCCTTTTCTCTCCCCATTTGGATCCTCGTATTGAACGAGGTTGTATGGGTCTGCAACGATTTTGTAATCATCGCGTAACTCAAACGGGGGTAACTCGCATTCTTCATCGTTGACTGCGAGAGGTTTATGAGTATCAACAAACCCAATAAGTGATGCCGTTTCGCTAATGCGCCCACAATCACCATAACCAATCTCTTGACCATTGTTCATCAATTTTGTTGACAGAATAGATTCACCTAATGTAGTTGTTGAATTTCTGTGCGTAATTGACAAGTAAAAGTCTATGGTTGACATCATCATCTCCTCCAATTGTGGTTCGGAGAGTGATTGTGATAGGTGTCGTACGGCGCAAGCGTGGCATGCCTTAGCCAATTGGTTGTCGACAGTGCTGGCACTAAGTTGTTTCCGTAAATGTTGATACAACGGAGTCAAAATAGTGTAAGTCTGTTCCTTGTACTGCACTTCACGGCCATTTTGATCACGACGCATATAACCATTTATGTGCACAATCTGCACACATGGTTTTTCGATTGTAGTGGTCGTGTCTTTGCCATCTTGGGTGAAATACCAACCAAACCCTTGTCGTTTGACCATGTCGGGTAGACCAATATTCTCAACGTCGTATAAATACGATGTGCCGTCGAAATGCGGTCCACGCTCGAATGGTGCAGGGTTTGGAAAATAACCAATGACCTCAGGCTTCACGTCCTCTGTCGAGGTAGGCTGGTGGTCGGCTCCATCTTTTTTATCATGGTTTTGGTCTCCATGTCCATTGTTTTTTTTAACGTGGTTGTCTCCACGTGGTGCGTTACTTAGGTTGAACACAGGGGCGTTATTCTTACGCGCAGAACCAGTTGCAGAACCTGGTGTCTTAGCGTGTTTCGTGTTTTTTGCCTCTTTGCCCGTGCGTTTCCTCATATTATACGCTTCCTGTTTGGTCATGTCGGCTAGGTCATCTGTATTTGTCCATGAACCGTTGTTACCATTTAAAGCTGATGTCACTGAATGATCGGAATTTAAAGATTCTGTGTCAGTGCGATCACCATCCCATAAGCCACCTTGCTCAAACTCGGGCCATAATGAATCACTAAGAGAAGTGTGTCCAGGTAAAAAATCGAAACCGAAAAAACGTACCAACGCATTAAGCAAGTACATACGAGCGCCAGTTATGTCTTCAATAATCAACATCTCGGTGTCACAGTGTAATAAAAACAAAACCAATGACAAACGGATGGGTGACAATGCGTATAATGCATCGTTATGAAGATACAAATCTGACGCGTTAAACAGTTCGTTAATTGTTAAAAACCGCGCTGGAACACCAATTAATACAATCTCTTCGTCATCATGTGCGGGAGGAGTACTCAAAGGTTGGCGAACCCCTGTTGGCGCGCAAGCGGAAGCGCGCAAGGTATCATGAATGAGGTGGAAACTATTTCCAAGTGTGTTATTTCGGTCAACAATCAACCGGGTGTTCTGAGGCACCACCTCGTTTGGCATCTTTAAACCGAAGATCCAAACTGTTGCACGCGCATCGCCCGCGTGCCGGCTCCGCTTGGTGCACAGACTACTAAAGCCTCTGTGCTGGCTTGTCGATTGATAGTTTTCGGAGAATGCACCGTAATCGAATAAAGTACTCACGCTTAAACTGGTACTACCATACAAAAGCGAGCTCCATGCAGTATTATCTACGACATTTTACACAGTAATACAATCCTGCAACCATGTTATAGTCGATGGTGACTTTCGTTGCCCATTATTGGGTAATCTAATTTATCGCATTAGTGCGCGCTGTGTACCCTTACCTAAATACATCGAAGCTGCAGCGCCAGCGTCCTTCAACAAATTTCTACCACCAGTGATATTAGCATACGCAGTAGGGGCAGATGTGAACATAGTTCCGGCACTCTTAGCTACTGTACTGAGAATGCTGTCGAGGCCCATATGTTGCGAAGCAGCCACTGGTGGGTGTGAAGGTACGGCGGTAATAACCGACGACGAAGTCAAAACTGGAACACCCTCCAAATGTAGGATGTATTCAATATTAATCACAGGATTGGCTGCGGAGGGCAAGCCGTCGATGTATATGTAAAAGTCATCCAAACCTTTACAGCTATCTATTAAACCACCGACTCCAATTGTGGCGGCAGAAGCTGTATTTGTGAGCTCTTGGTAATCGTTGACACCAGACGACAAATAGTTTGTCGTGATTGGTACAAACGAGAAGGCATCATAAGAATTGGGTTTGTTAATCATAGTGATGTCAGTCCCTATCAAATCGGGCATAGAAAATTCTTGTGCACCGATTGTTTCTA